AAAGTATCTTCAGCATCTAAACGTGCTGATGGCTGTGCTATCAAAGGTAAAACCCGTGGGCGTATAGTGTAATGGTTAAGCCTGTTAATCCTGCACAAGGTATTTTTGACTTTGGAGAAAGCCCCGAGCAGCCAAAGAAAGGGAAACCTGCGGATCCGGGATATAAAGAAATACACGAAAAATACAACCCGACAGAAAAAGACCCTAAAGCTAAAGCTGCTGAGAACGAAGAGTTTAAGGATAAACGCCAACCAAAGAGTGAGTTGATTCGTCAGGCTGAAATTGATAAGATGAAAGAGATTCTTAATAAGCCTAAGACTGGTGGCGGTGGCGGAGGTGGTGGTATGGGTACAGGCAAAATGAACCGAGATATATCCAAGAATATGAAAACCGGCGGCAAAGTATCTTCAGCATCTAAACGTGCTGACGGCTGCTGCGTTAAAGGTAAAACAAAAGGACGCATGGTATGAGATCTGCTCGTGGTATGGGTGATATAGCCTCTTCTAAAATGCCTGGTGCAAAAAAGAAAGCTCGCAAGGATAACACCGACTTTACTCAATACGCCAAAGGTGGCAAGGTAGGTAAGGGTAAAGGCCCAAGCTCTGTTGTCACTACTAAAGGTGGTACTGCTTCTGCTATGGCTAAAAAGTTGTTATCTAAGCCTGGTTCATTAACTGCGGCAGATATGTACGCTGAAGGCGGTAAAACTAAATCAAAAGTAAATGAAGCAGGCAACTACACTAAACCTGAGCTGCGTAAACGTATTTTTAACAGCGTTAAAGCTGCTGCAGTACAAGGTACAGGCGCAGGGCAGTGGTCAGCTCGCAAAGCACAGTTGATGGCTAAAAGATATAAGGCGGCTGGTGGAGGCTATAAGTGACATGGTCGAAAAAGTACAAGGACTCAATAAACTGCGACAGCCCAAAGGGGTTTTCACAGAAAGCTCATTGTGCGGGCAAAAAGAAAATGGCTGGTGGTGGCTTAGCAAAATCACAGCAATCTTTAAAAGCTTGGGGCGACCAAAAGTGGACAACCAAGTCGGGGAAGAAATCGTCCGAGACGGGCGAGAGATACCTACCGAAAAAAGCAATCGAGTCGCTAAGTCCGCAGGAGTACGCAGCAACGACAAAAGCAAAACGAGCAGGAAAAGCACGGGGGCAGCAATTCGTGCCGCAGCCGCAAAAGGTAAAAGCAAAAGTAAAACCATATAGGAAGATTTAAAATGGCTGAAAAATGGATACAAAAGGCAATTAAGAAGCCTGGTGCTTTAAAGAAAGAAATGGGCGTTGCAGAAGGTAAAAAGATACCTGCTAAAAAACTTGCTGCTGCAGCTAAAAAACCAGGCAAACTTGGCCAACGAGCACGTCTAGCAGAAACCCTCAAAGGGCTTAAAAAATAATGGCATACACGTCGGGCTTATCGGATTTTGACCTTAACCTCACCGAGTTAATTGAGGAGGCATATGAACGTGCTGGTTTAGAGATGCGTTCGGGTTACGATATGCGTACCGCTCGTCGTTCTTTAAATCTATTGACTATTGAATGGGCTAACCGAGGCATTAACCTGTGGACTATTGAACAGGGCCAAATTACTATTAATACGGGGCAGGCTATATACGCTATCCCTGTCGATACAATCGACCTTTTGGACCAAGTTATCCGTACTGGCTCAAACCAAACTCAAGTTGATATTAATATTAGCCGTATCTCCGAGTCTACTTATTCCACAATACCGACTAAGAATGCACAGGGCCGACCAATTCAAGTTTGGATTAACCGCCAGACAGGACAGCAAAATACTATCACTGCTAAGTTAGCTGCAAACATTACAGCAACAGCAACTACGCTAACCCTTACCTCCGTAGAAGAGCTAGGTACAACGGGCTTCATTCAGATTGGTACTGAGGTCATACTGTATCAGAACGTAGACACAGCAGCTAAACAGCTTTTAAATTGTTTTCGTGCACAAAATGGAACCACAGCAGCGGCACATACAACAACCGAAACTATTACAGTTCTAAACTTGCCTAACGTTAATGTCTGGCCTACTGGTGATGGTGGTGGTCCTTACACATTTGTTTATTGGCGTTTGCGTCGTTTACAAAATGCTGGCGATGGTGTTAATGTACAAGATATTCCATTCCGTTTAATTACGTGTTTGGTAGCAGGTTTAGCGTTTATGATTGCAGCTAAGAAGCCAGAAGTACCCCCAGAAAGGGTATTGTTCTTAAAGTCTGAGTATGAGCAACAATGGTTATTAGCTTCACAAGAAGATAGAGATAAAGCTGCTGATAGGTATGTACCACGCCAAATGTTTTATTGAGGTAAATCATGCCAGAAAAGTATGCGTCAGGTAAATATTCAATTGCGGAGTGTGATCGGTGCGGTCAGCGCTATAAGCTTAAGGAATTAAAGAAGCAAGTATTAAAGACAAAGATTTATAATGTAAAGGTCTGCCCTAGCTGTTGGGACCCAGACCAGCCTCAGTTGCAGTTAGGTATGTACCCAGTTTCAGACCCTCAAGCAGTGCGGGAACCAAGACCAGATACAAGCTACTACTCCTCAGGTTTAACAGGTATACAGACAGAAGCAGGGTCTACAACAGCGTTTGATGAGTCTGGGTATCCTGCAGATGGTAGTAGGCAGATACAATGGGGTTGGGCTCCAGTGGGTGGAGCAAGTCAATTTGATACGGTTTTAACGCCGAATTACTTGATTGCATTAGGGCAAGTAGGTACAGTAACAACAACAGTTAACTAGGAGTAAATTATGACATTTAAATCAGGCGCCAGTGGTATTGAATCCAAAGGCAAAACAAAAGGCAAGAACTTAGGTGATTCAGGCCCTACAGCAAAAATTAACAACGGCGGAAAAAAATCTGCTGGCGTAACATCTATGAAGATGAAACAAGTGGGTCGCAATATGGCTCGTGCCATGAATCAAAAATCTTCTGGCAGAGGTCGTTAATCATGGCTAAATTCTCTATGAAACAAGGCGGGAAAGAAGTAGGTTCTGCTGACGTATATGCTCAACCACATACTATGGACGGAAAAGCTATGACTACAGCTAAAGACTGTGTTGTTAAACCAGGTAATGGTATAGATCAGATTAAAATGTCTGTTGGCGACGCTGTGTTTAAAAGCCAAAAAGACGAAGTTAAAACTTCTGGTATTAAGCAACGTGGTTCTGGCTGCGCTACTAAAGGCTTTACATCTCGTGGGCCAATGTGCTAATAGGGTAAACCCGGATGACTTATACTGAACTTGTTGCGGCTATTAAAGCGTACAGTGAAAATTATGATACAACTTCTCCAGGCGGGTTCGTGGAGAATATTCCTGTGTTTGTGCAAAATGCCGAGCAGCGTATATACAATTCGGTCCAAATACCTTCACTGCGTAAAAATGTAACGGGAACGCTAACAAGCGGGAATAAGTATCTTTCAGCTCCAAATGATTATCTATCTACGTATTCTTTAGCAGTAATAAACCCCGACACTAGCTACACCTACTTGTTAAATAAAGACGTAAACTTCATTCGTGAGGCTTATCCAACGCCGACCTCTACAGGAACTCCTGCATACTACGCTCTTTTTGGTCCTCAATATACGCTTACAACTGAATTAAGTTTTATTGTTGGGCCGACTCCAGATAGCAGCTACAGCGTAGAGCTACATTATTTTTATTACCCAGAATCAATCGTAACTGCGGGTAGTTCGTGGCTTGGCGACAATTTCTCATTGGTACTTTTGTATGGTGCTATGGTAGAGGCCTGCTCATATATGAAATCTGATCCAGATGTAATGTCTAACTACAAAGATAGATACACGGACGCACTAATGCAACTTAATCGTTTGGGAACTGGTCTAGAACGTGGTGACGCTTATAGGGACGGCCAAGCTAAAATTAAGGTTAACCCATGATTACACAAGGCCAATGCACAATCTTTAAAAAGAACTGCTTAAGCGCTTTAGAGAACTTTGCGGTTGGGACTCCTTATACCTACAAGATTGCTTTATACACAGCTAGCGCCAACTTAGACGAAACAACGCTAGCTTATACGTCTGTGGGTGAAGTAGTAGGTACTGGGTATACGGCAACAGGCAAGACTTTAACCATATCTCAAGTGCCAACTTCTAGTGGTGTTACGGCTTATATATCTTTTTCAAACGTAACCTGGAACCCCGCTTCCTTTACGACTAGAGGGGCTTTAATTTATAATAGCACCACTGGAGCCGCTGTTGCTGTACTTAATTTTGGGGCGGATAAAACCCCTACAACAAGCTTTACCATTACCTTTCCAACGGCGGATGCAACGAACGCCATAATTAGATTTAGTTAGGAGTTTTTATGCAAGATAAAGTACAAATGGCGGATGTTTGCGAAGCATCTGTTACCCGTGGTGCAAGCCATAATGAAGCTACCAGTATTTCTGGTTACTATACAGTAGAGTGTTTTAATAACGGTCAATTGAAGTGGAAAGATGATATCCACAACCTAGTCACGACTGTTGGTAAGAACTTTACAATGGACACTACACTAGGTAATACCGCTGGTGGCGCTGTTGTTATGGGCTTAAAAGGCACAGGTACTGCAGTTGTAGCTGATACTCAAGCTTCCCACGCTAGCTGGTTAGAAGTTGGTTTGGCTAATGCTCCGACCTATACAGGTAATCGTCCTACCCCAACTTTTAGTGCAGCGTCTGCTGGTGCTAAAACTACATCTTCAGCGGTGACTTTTGCTATTACTTCCTCTGGAACTGTAGCAGGTTGCTTTATTAACATTGGCGGTTCATCGACTAAAGATAACACTACTGGTACTTTGTTCTCTGCTGGTGACTTTACTGCAGGTTCTAAGACAGTTACTTCTGGCGATACACTGAGCGTTACCTATACCGCTACTGCAGCGTAATTAAGGAACTAACATGGCGTTAGTTCTTGCCGATAGAGTTAAAGAAACTACCACTACTACTGGTACGGGTACAGTCACGCTTGCTGGAGCCTCAACAGGCT